TAGTCTCTGTATTAATAGATAGTTTCTTTCTTGGTATCTTCAGCTCTTGTGTACAGATCTTATTAATAAGACTACCTGCTACATCATTAAAGGGCTTTGATATGGTCTTGACTTGATTGATATAAGCATGCTCTGATACACAACGGAATACATATGTCTGTGTGCCAGGACTGAGCTTAGCGAACGAATGGATCTCTGCGATTCTCATATCCGCTTTGTATCTCTTTATCTCTCCTCCGATTGAAGACCGAGACACTCGAAGGCTTAACCTCTCACCACTCACACATTTCAGTTTTTCGAGCATATTTGCAGCATCCAGGATATTGAACTCATATTGCAAGCTCCCCATATAGATACTCTCTCTTACTAAGATTTGTGCTACAATAGCGGTAATATTATACTCTTGGTTATCGTTTGTAGTCAGTATGATACGATCTATATTATAAGAACCGGGTGTTATTGCATCTGATCCATTAGCAAGTTTAGAAGAAGGTCTACTCATTGTTTATTGATTCCTCATATTTGTCAACGAATTGCGTAATATACTTCGGATCTATTACTTTGATATTACTTCTTTGGTCATTTGTACTATTTACATACGATCTATTAGTATAGAATCCTAATTCTCCGGCCGGCTCTCCTCCAGGTATGAATACCGCGTTTGATTGCAATCGTTTTTCTGGATCATCTAATCTATAGTATTGATACGGAGCATCTAGATATAGATATGCATCATGTGTATCTGTAGAATCACCAGATAGACTACCTGTTACTGATTCTTTAGGACTACCAGCAGCTGTGGAATCTCCAATGAATGTTCCTGTTACATTTTGCAATACTAATTGATTCATATCTATATTCTTCTTTACAAGAGTACCTTTTGCGCCGGATGTATTGCCCGTAATTATCTCTCCAAGAGTGAATGTACCAGCAAGACTATTCTCATGCCCTTGATTGACTCCTAGATCACCGGTATCGCTTATTGTCGGTTGAGTAGTAATTGCAACTCCGGCAAACTCTTCATTCATATAGTCATATAGCTTCTCTTGACTCATTGGCCAAGCCGAAAGACCTGTATGTAGAAAATCATTTATTACAAAGAATGTCCAATAGTAATTTGGTGTACCATATAGTCGTTGTGATACAATATCTGGTCGTTCACCATTCTTTACTGTATATAGCTTATAGGCAAACATATCATCTTGATACGCTTTCAGTAGTCGAGAATGTCGATATATGTCAACTACATTTTGCAAGATACCATCACGATCGAAATCATATGGTATAGACGGAAATTGTTTGAAGTAACTCATGGCTTATCCTCCTCCTAATATAGATGGATTTGATTGAGCCAAATCTCTTGTTTCTCTTGCAGCATCTCCAGGAGTATCTGCAGTGGCTCCTACTACATTACCTGCTGATTCATATCCATCGATATATGTAAGATCTGCACTATATAGATCATCTCTTGTAATGGTTCTTACCTCTTGGAATGTCATAGAAAGATCAATTTCTACAGGTGCTGCTCCAATATCATCATTTGTATGAAAAGAATTACCTGTTGCATTATAGTTTACTGCCATTGTAGTCAAATATGAATCAATAATTCGAGGCATATACTTATTAGGACGGCCACCTGCCATGAACTTAATACGAAATGTAGGTGGATATTCAAGAGAACCTGCTCCTCTTTCCTTTGGATACATATACTTTCGAAAGGCATTCTCTATCTTATGTGCAGCTTTTGATTCATCGGCTGAAGTAGGAACAAGCTTAAATGCAAACTCAAATTGTCTTACATTGACTCCCTCGAAAGTCACTGCTGTATAGGGATTTACTACCACTCCTGACTTAATTTCGAATGCTGTTGCTAATCCTTCATTACTACCCTTGAAAGCTTTTGTGATTCTACTTATAGCATCAGCCTCTCCAATACTCTTTTTATCTCCACCGGCTTGTGCTGCAGCTCCTACAATACCAAGATTACTTGATCCATAGTTAATACCATCAGATGTTGCAATACCAATTGGAATAAATAGGTGAATTTGATCAAACTCAGGTACTCCTTTTCGAGCCATTGTGAATGATACATGTGGAAAGCCTTCTTCGCCTACTTTACTGCGCAAGTTTTCCGGAAAGGTTAATATTGTTGTGCTCATAAGCTGTTTTTACCTATATAAATAGAAATACGATTAATAACTATAGAACTATTTATATGAGTTACAAAGGCAAATACACAGTAAAGAACAAAAAGAAATACGTTGGTGACCCTACTAAGGTAATATACCGTTCTCTATGGGAACGAAATGCATTTCGTTGGGCTGAATCTAATCCACAAGTACGAGCATGGAATAGCGAAGAGATCGTTGTTCCTTACAAATGCAAGACAGATAATAAGCTTCATAGGTACTATGTTGATATGCTTGTTGAAATGACGAGCGGTGAGGTTATTCTTATTGAAATCAAACCTAAGTCACAGACTAAGCCTCCCAAATCAAGTGCTCGTAAGACAAAGAAGCATCTAAATGAGGTGACTACCTATATCAAGAACACATCAAAATGGGAAGCTGCTCAGCAGTTTGCTCATCATAAAGGTTGGAAGTTTCAAATTTGGACTGAAGATACTTTAAAGAATTTAGGCATCAAAGTACTGAAAGGATAGTATAAATAGATATATGGCAAGTTTATTCGATACATTACAAGCACAAGCATTCCGAGCTGGAGTTACTCCACGTACCAAAGAGTCTCAGCAATGGTTTCAACGCAACGTTAGAAAGTTGGGTGATGTTAACCGCAGAGGATTACTTAAAGACGATGCATTAGATCCTACTACTAAACCTAAGGTTGGTGATATGATGATGTATTTTTATGATCCTAAGCATAAGGCAACACTTCCTTATTACGATAAGTTTCCTTTGACCATTATGGTACAGCCTGCAGAAGGTGGATTCCATGGATTGAACTTGCATTACTTATCACCTGGCGTACGTGCTAGATTCCTTGATGAGCTTATGAAGTTAGGTCCAAGCAAGGTTGGTGAAACTTCACGTTTAGCAAGATTACGATATAAGACTCTATCAGGTGTAAGAAAATATAAAGAATTTGAGCCATGTTTTAGGCACTATCTTATGAGTCATGTTAAATCAAGAATGGTAAGAGTACCTATGACCGAATGGCAAATTGCAATATTCTTACCAACCGAACAATTCAAGAAGGTTAAAGCAGAATCTGTTTGGAGATACTCAAGGAAACAATACGCACAATGAATAGCATAGATAATCTCAAGGCTACTATATCTAAGAAGGGCGGTGTTGCAATGCAAAACCGTTTTCAGATATTCTTTCAGCCTCCTACTGCCAATAAGGTTAAATCTTTATTGAATAAAGATCCTAAGACATTAATAGGAGACCTTGCAAGAAATGCATTAACTGGTGGAAAGCCTGGTAATCTTATACCAGACCCACGTGATATTTCTATTCTATGTGAATCAGTAAGTATTCCTGGAAGGCAGATAACTACTCTTGAGTATACTGCAGAACGACAAGCTATTAAGATTCCATATAGCTTTATTAACGAAGACGTTACTATGTCCTTTATACTCACTAATGATTACTATATGAAAAAGATGTTTGATTCTTGGTTATCAGGTATTATTGATCAAACAACATATAGAGTAGGATACAAAAAAGATTTTACAACTGATATAGTTATACAACAGCTAAATCAAAAAAACATCCCTGTTTATAGTTGCAGATTGGAGAATGCATTTCCAGTAACTGTAAACGCGATTAATTTGGATAGTAATAGTGAAAATACTATTCAAAAGGTAAGTGTGACTTTGAGTTACGAAAACTTTGTACCAGAAGAAATGCCAGATCCAATTAAATCTGTAGCAGACGTTGTTGGTGCAACACTTGGTATTTAATATAATATAGGAGAATATAATGGCTTTACCAAAGTTAGAGACTTCACGGTTTGAGACTGTGATTCCATCAACAGGACAACGGATATCATATAGGCCGTATCTTGTTAAAGAAGAAAAGATATTAATGATGGCTATGGAGACAAATGATCAAAAAGCGATCGTTAGAGCTACTAAAGACGTCATTAAGTCATGTGTATATGATAAAATAAATGTTAATGATTTAGCAGTGTTTGATATTGAACACATGTTTTTAGAACTTAGATCCAAATCAGTTGGAGAATCTATAGATCTAAAAATTAAATGCGACCATTGTGAAGCATTGAATGAAGTTAATGTTGACTTTAATGAGATAGGTGTTACAGTACCTGACTCAAAGAATATTATTATGATTACTGATAAGGTTGGTCTTCAAATGCGGTATCCATCATTTGATGATGTTTCTGCGCTTGAAGCGGGTAATGAAGAGACTGTTGAAGCAGCATTTGATATTATCCAAAGATGTATTCATAGTATATTTGATGAAGAGAATGTATACTTAGCAAAGGACGAAGGCAAAAATAAGATGAGAGAGTTCCTTGAATCTATGACTTCTACACAGTTTGCTTTGATACAAGACTTCTTTGAAACTATGCCTGCACTTAAGGCTAATATAGAATTTGATTGTGTTGCTTGTAAGGAACATAACAATACTGAGTTAAAGGGTCTACAAAGTTTTTTTACGTAGGCCTCTCTCACGATAGTTTAGTCAATCATTATAAGACTAACTTTGCGATGATGCAGCATCATCAATATAGTTTGACAGAACTGGATAACATGCTGCCATGGGAAAGAGAAATTTATGTTGCTCTTCTACAAGAATGGATTAAAGAAGAGAATGAACGAATTAAAAAAGAACAGAGGAAAAGATAATGGGCGAAGAATTAGAAAAAACAGGACATCATCCCGCTGATAGTAATGGTGATGGTAAGGTATCTAAAGCTGAAGAAGCTTTGTATCTTGAGTTTAAGCGTAAAGAGCTTGATGATCAAGATGCTATGCGAGATGCTCAACGTAAAATGACATGGTTTGCATTAGGTGGTTTATTACTATACCCATTTGCTGTTGTCCTCGCGTCACTAGTTGGTTTAGATGAAGCACAAAAAACATTAGGAAGTATGGCACCAACATACTTTGTAGCTGTTGCTGGTATAGTCGCTGCGTTCTTTGGAACACAGAACTTTGGTAACAAAAAATAGGAATAGGTCATGGCTATTGGAAGAGATAAAGCAGAACAACAAGGCGAAGAACGTAACTCAAAGCTCGATTCATTAATTGAAATAATGGAAGCTGCTAAAGAGCAAGAGCAAGCTAATTCAGAGTCAATTGAACTTCAAGGTAAGCTAAGTAGTGTATTGCAAGAAAGAGGCAATGAATTAACTGATGCTCAATCTAAAGGAATGATTGACTTATTGTCTAACCTATCTAATCCAGGCTTAGAAGCTGAACAACGTAAAGAAGATAATGCACGGGCTGAAAAAATCCTTGGACTTATTGGAGAAATTGCAGATAACACTGAAGATCTAGGTAAGATTGATGGTCCATTAGAAGGTGGTATTGCAGGAATTTTATCTCTTCCTGGTCTATTAATTGGATTAGCTGCAGGTGTTGTTGTTGGTATAGCTGATTCATTTGCTAAATTAGGTAAACTATTATCTAAAGGACTCTTTAAGGCTGTTGGTGGAATCTTTAAAACTCTTAATAAGATACCCTTTGTAAAAGCGTTTACTACTTCAATTCAAGGATTTATGAAGTCTTTTACTGGATCTATTGGTGGTTACTTTAAATCATTTAAGTCTGCATTCTCGGCTCAAACAGCTAAGATCGGTAAGACTATTGCAAATACATTTAAGCCATTAACAAATGGTATAAAGAATCTTAAAGCTGCATTTAAAGCTGGATTCTCTGGTCTTAAAACATTTAGGACTGCTGCAGGAACATTTGGTAAACTTGGTCTAGCTGGTAGTATAGGTAAAGCTGCTAAATCAATGTCTAATGGTATAAAATCTATCGGTGGTGTAGTTGCATCAATAAAGAATTTTGTAATATCTCCATTTCAAGCTATTCCTAAAGCTTTAGCACCTCTTAAAGCTCTTGGTGGTGGCGGCGGTGGAAAGATGATGAAGTCAGCAATGGATGTTATTAAAAGAGTCATGACTGTAATGCGATCTGTTACAAAAGCCGCCTTTGGTTTTGGTAGAGTATTAGGTAGGTTATTCCTTCCAATTACTGTTATTATGAGTGTATTTGATACATTTAAAGGTGCATTGTCTGGTTTCGATAAGTATAAAGACAAAGGATTTCTTGAAGGTATTATTGGTGGACTATTTGGCGGTATATCTGGGTTGCTTACTGGTTTAATCGGTATGCCACTTGATCTATTAAAGAGTGGTGTAAGTTGGATTGCCTCTAAGTTAGGCTTTGAAAACTTTTCTGAAATGCTAGATTCATTCTCATTTGCTGATTTAATAAGTAATTTATTTACTTCTATAACAGATACTATTGTAGGGTTTATTGGTAGTATCAAAGACTCTATTGCTGACATTGGTATTGGTGCTACAATAGCAAACGTTGCATTATCTCTATTAAAAATCTTTAAGAAAATTGCTACCTTCCCACTTGCTGTCGCTGCTGGTGCAGTGGCAGGTTTAGCTGCAGCATGGCCTGGTGGTGATTCGCCTGGCGAAGCATTTATGAAAGCTTTTGAAAGAGTACAATCTTCTGGTGATTCTGCTATAGATTCAATGAAAATTCAAGGTGATGGTATGAACGAATCTGGTGAAGAGATTAAGACTACATCAGCTGAAAATGCTCAAGGCCAAGCTGGATTAGCTGCCGGTGTAGCTCAAAATACTGTTGTTGATGGATCTAGTAAAACTACAGTCAATAAAGGTGGAGATACTATTATACAACAAGCTCCTACTAATAATCTTATTACTAATACATTACAAAGTAGATCTCTTTACGCATAAAATTCACTAATTCGTCGAGGTAAGCACATGGCTTATAGCGAAAAAGTACTAGACCATTACGAGAACCCACGCAACGTGGGTACTATGGATGATAAAGATAAAGATGTAGGTACCGGAATGGTTGGTGCTCCAGCTTGTGGTGATGTTATGCGTCTACAAATACGAGTAGATGATAATGATATTATTACAGATGCTAAGTTTAAAACTTATGGTTGTGGTTCAGCAATCGCATCTTCTAGTCTTTTAACAGAATGGGTAAAGGGTATGCATCTTGATACTGCATATGAATTAAAGAATACTCAACTTGCTTCAGAACTTGCTCTTCCTCCAGTTAAAATTCATTGTAGTGTATTAGCAGAAGATGCTATTAAAACTGCTATTAAAGATATTAAAAGTAAGAGATAAAAAAAGGGACCCCGAAAGGTCCCTGAAAATGTGGTCTGGTTTACGATTTATCAGATTCGTCCCAAACTCTTATTATTTCTCCTAGTTAGTTATGGCTCTTCGATCAAATTACTTCAATCTTTATAGACTTCACCGTTGCCTATTCAGGCTAGCCCTGTTGAGCTAGCTTGTCAAAGTAGGACAATGTGTCCTCTTCCCCTTCGTCACTAGTTGAAAAAGGCGCAGACTCTGCAGCCGCTCCTGGAATGGGTTGTTCTACTACAGGAGCAGATTCCATCATTGGAGCAGTGTCTATAGCAGCATGACCTGCATCAACACCTAGTACCTTATTCATCTTAGCTTTAAGCTCATCATAAGATTTGTAGTTCTTAGGATCGACAAAGTCTTGTAAAGAATGCTCTTTATTATATAACTCTGTTAGTCGATCTTCATCACCATCAAACAGTACGCTAGGTGAAGCAAACTCTGACTTATCATAGTTTACCCAACCTTCAACTTTACGAATTTTAATCTTAAAGTCAGCGCCTTCCCAGAAATCATAAGGATTTACTGGATCTTCATCTGCAAATTGTGGTTGCATTACATCCATGATTTTATCAAAGATTTTTTTACCAAATTTGTAAAGCTTTACCTTCCCTTCGTTTTCAGGATTAGAAGGATCTGAAACAATAAGAACATTACTTACATAATGTAACCTACGCTTACGATCCCTAGCAGTTTGCTTATCTTCATCACGCCCGGTATTCCATAGGATACCATTTGATTCACTGACAGGATCATCCTGAC